ACGTAGCTAATTATGTCACTTAACCCTGGAACATCTACAACTATTACTAGAGTTAAAGGGAACGGTGCTTCCTTAAGCGGAATCGGACAGGTTGATAAATCAATCACTAAGAATCCTGCTACTCCTCTAGAGTATGGTAGGAAGCATTTGAGCCCTGCTAACATAGGAACAGTTTCTTAACTATTTAATATTATGGCAGCTCCTTCAGCAGTTGGTGAGTATGGATCTTGCGGTGCTGGCACCGAGACCCGTATCTCTCCTTCTGATACAAGTGGATCAGGCACCCCTTCAGCGGTTGCCTCCACAACTAAAAACTTAAGATTAGCATATGCAACCGTAGGTTCATCAGGTGTAACTGATACCTGCGCTGTTGTCACAGCTCAATACAACTAATTTAACAAGGGGGGTTCTCACGCTCCCCTTTTTTTTATTCACAAATATTTATACCTATGACTGCTACTCCCACAACAGTTGATCTCGATACAGAACTATCCGCAGTTAACGCTATTCTGGGTAGTATCGGTCAATCTCCAGTATCCCTATTAGATTATGCTAACCCTGAAATATCTTTCATCTATAATCTTTTAAAAGAATCTAACATAGATGTACAGACTGAAGGTTGGACATTTAATATAGAATATCATATAAAAGAAAATGTCAATTCTAGTGACAATAAGATCATCATTGAATCTGATGTTATCAGAATAGATATGACAGATGAGTGGGATCGTACCCGTGACTTTGTACGTCGTAAAGATTCCGATGGCCTTTGGAAATTGTATGATAGAGTAAATCATACATTTGAATATCCAGATGATGATTATTTCTATGTAAACAAAGTAAGATTACTTAAGTTTGAAGATATACCAGCACCATTCCAAAGATATATAGTATACAAAGCATCAGGTAGAGCTGCTGTACAGTTGGTATCAAACCAATCATTACAACAAATGTTAGGCACTTATGAAGGCCAGGCTAGAGCTACCTGCATGGAGTATGAATGTAATCAAGGTGACCATAATTTTATGGGTTGGCCTGATGAATCTGCTTATCAATCATACAAACCTTATCGAGCATTGAGACGCTAATGGCAAGTGTAACCCAAAAAATATCATCGTTTGTATTAGGTATGGCAACCCTTCCAGATGAAAGGAAGACTCCTGGCCAAGTTGTTGACTTAGTTAATGGTGTACCTGATGTTGTCACACAATTAGTCAAACGTCCTGGTAGTAAACTAATATCTACTATAAGTCCATCAACTGCTGCTAATACAAAATGGTTTCATATTTATACAAATTCAACAGAACAATATATAGGTCAAGTTGGTGCAGATGGAGCTGTTAAGATCTGGAGATGTAGTGATGGTGTTGAGATACCCGTCGATTATGCTAATGTTGCAGGATCAGGCGTCGCTACTTATTTAGATAACACTGCATTATCAGATGAGAAGTCTTCAGACATTCAAGTAATAACAATCAACGAAACAACTTTCTTCGCTAACAGACGTAAAGCTGTTATGATGAAGTCAGATGCACCATCTAAATCACCACCTAAAGTAAATGAAGCTTTCATAGAACTTGATACTATTTCTTATGGTAAGCAGTATGCTTTAGATATATATGACCCAACTGATAACTCAACAATAACTTATAACCGTGCTACATCAATTGTAGTAGATGAAAGCATTAGTTTCTCAGGATCTAGTAATGGTGACTGTCAAGGTATGGGTAGAGAATATGTACTTGTAAATACAGGTACAGCTATTGGATCTACCTCACCTCCTAATGCAAGCTCAGGTGGTAAGACAAATCTAAGGTATGAGATGGATACCCGGTGTACACCTCAACCTACTAATGATGATGATAATGATAACTATCATGACTCATATCAACCATACGCTAAACTTCAGTTTGGTGGAGAAGGTTGGTCAACAAATGATACACATCAATATACTTCTCAAAAAGGTATAACAACTACTATTACTGTTAAGAATCATGTACCTATAACTACCAGAGCTAACATAGCCATGGTACGTCCTGATCCTACATCCTCTAACGCTGAAGAACATGTATCAGCAGCTGGGATAATGGGTGATATTAAAGCGACACTAGATGCTATATCTGGTACTGGTATTACATGCACTATTGTAGGTAATGGTATCCATTTATACAGTAAAGATCCTTTTGGCGTAACATCTCCAGAAAGAAACTTAATGAATGTCGTTACTAGTGAAGCTAATAATATAGCAGATCTACCACGTACATGTCGACATGGATACACTGTTAGAATTGTTAACAGTGGTGAAGATATGGATGATTATTATCTTAAGTTTCAAGCTGAAGGAATTACTGCTGATATTGATAAGAGAGGTACTTATGCTCGATCTGGTACTACTGTTACTATCACTTCTGCAGCTCATGGTATGTCAAATGGACAAGAAGTTATTTGTGACTTTACTAGTGGAGCAGCAACAGATGGATTCTATACTGTAGCCAATGCTACTACAAATACATTCACTATTACTGACTCAGCATCAGGCACTATCTCAGCAGGAGAAACGGTCACTTTCCAACCAGCGTACTTCGGAGAAGGTGTCTGGGAAGAAGTATGCCAGCCTGGTATAGAGATAGAAATAGATAACACTACAATGCCTCTAGCACTCACTAGAGTACTTCCTGGTACATTTTCTATTAATGGTGGTGGGGCTACTTCTTACGCTAATGGTGCATTTAGATTCTCATATCCTGATTGGGGTAAACGAGATGTAGGTGATGATATAACTAACCCAGCACCATCATTTGTAAGTACTCAAGATTCTGATGGTAATTGGTCATATAGTTATATCCAAAAGATGGTATTCTTTAGGAATAGAATAGGAATCCTTAGTGGAGAAAATGTTATCTTATCAAGAGTTAATGATTTCTACAGCTTTTGGGTTAAGACAGCTATGGCTATTTCTAACGCTGACCCTATTGATTTACAATCAAGCTCAACTTTTCCTACCAAATTACATGATGCTGTTGAATCTAATACAGGATTAGTACTGTTTAGTGCTAATGAGCAATTCCTTTTAAGTTCTGGAGCTGAAGCTTTGCTTACTCCTGAAACTGCTAAGGTGACTTATTTAGCATCTTATTCATTTAATCCAGATACTAGACCAGTCTCTTTAGGTACAACTATAGGGTTCTTAAATAGTACTGCAAGAAATGCTAGGTTCTATGAAATAGCTAATGTGTCTGCTAGAGAGCAGCCTGACGTTTTAGAACAAAGTAAAGTTGTTGGAGAATTATTTCCAACAAATACTACTATGATTACAGAGTCTAATGAAAACGATTTGATTCTATTCGGCGTAGATAGTACATTACATACCGCTACTAATGAAGCTTGGGGTTATAAGTATTTTATGCAAGGTGATAAACGTGTTCAATCTGCATGGTTTAGATGGACGTTACCTAATAATATTATCTATCATACAATATTAGATGATGTATATTATGCAGTATTAAATACAGGCAGTACCTATACCTTTGAAAAATTTGACATAAAATTAAAGAGTGATACAGATATTATAGGTGAAATACCTGATGAAAATAGGGTACATTTAGATACCAAGAAAACTATTGCTTCAGGTGATATGACTTACAATACCGTTACTGATGTAACTACTTTTACTTTAGGTGCAGGGTATTATAGTTCTAGAACTTTAACTGCTTACTGTGTACAAGCTGGTAACTCAGCCGGTAGAAGTTATGATATACCAGCAGCTAGTATCACTGGAACAGCACCAAATGAAACAGTAACCTTACCTGGTAATTGGAAATATGAGAAACAAGAATTTGCTCATACTGCTGTTGATGCATCTGCTGAAACTATAACTTTATCCAATCATAATCTGACTACAGCTGATGCAGTAGTTTATAAAGCCCCTACTACTACAGGCAGCTCCACTGTTGCAGGACTTTCAGACGGTACTACATATTATGCAATTGTAGTTGATTCAACAACTATTAAACTAGCAACTAGTTCGGCTAATGCAACTGCTGGTACAGCTGTTAATATAACTGGAACAGGTTCAGGTACAAGTACATTACAAGTGCTTACAGGTCTTATAATTGGCTATGAATATGAATTCGAAGTAGAACTTCCTAAAATATACATGACTAGAGCTGAGGGTGAGAAGATTAGATCTGAAACCCGTGGCTCACTTGTACTACATAGGATGAACTTTGACTTCGGTGATGTAGGAGTTATTGATGTTACTCTAAAACGTAGAGGACGTGATGATTATACATACACAGTAGAGTCACTAGAATGGGATAATGTTCAGTCAAGTACACCTAATATAGCATCAGGTTACTTACACACTATACCTGTATATGATAGAAATATAAATACAACTGTATTTTTAAAGTCAAATCACCCGTCTCCGGCAACTATTCTTTCAATGAATTGGGAAGGAGATTACTCACCAAAATACTACTCACGTGTCTAAGTATATTCACCCAATTACAATGGAGGCTGCTGTTGAAGTGGCCTCTAATCTTAGAGAAGATGATTACAAAGAAGTGTTCGAAGGTCATGGACATTTTCCACTCTACCATCTTCCTTTGGCTGCTTTCAATGGAGACACAGTTTGGTTTGAAGTGCCTAACGGCAAGACTGCCGGTATGGCGGGAGTGCAGGATGGTGGACAAATTTGGATGTTATGTACCCCAGCTATCCATGAATACCCACTCACCTTTGCACGTGAAGCTAAACGATTTATAGAAAGCAGAGAAGAAGAACTCCTTTGGAACATAGTAGATAAACGGAATACCGCTCATCTAAAACTTCTAAAGTTTCTGGGATTTAAGTTCTTACGGGAACTTGAACATGGTCCCAACAAATTAACCTTTATAGAATTTTGCCGTGTGCGATCCAGTATCAGCCGGAATGTTCGCAGTGCAAGCAGCGGGACAAATCGGACAACATCAAGCTCAAAAGGAAGGAGCTAAAACTCGAAATAGAGCAAGGCTTAGGCAGTTTGATTATGAGAATCAAGACTACCTTAATGAAGTAAAATTAAAGAATGCTGTCTGGAAGAACGATGTTGCTGCTTCTGAAGTAGAAGAGGAGCAAGTCTTCCAAGCAATGGTAGATCAATGGAATGTACAAGATCAGCAATTAGACGAAATGTTTGCTGATTATGATTTCAAATTACAAGAATCTATCATTAAAATGTATGAGGATGATTATGCAGGTACTCAGACAGGTGCTACAGCAGCACGTTTAGCTGGAAAGAGTGCTAAAGAGAAAGGCTTTGCAATGGCTAAAGCTACAAATGAAATGATAATGGCTCAGGAAGACACAGATCTTAAGAAAGAAGCGTATCGAACAGATGCTGTGGCTAAAATGAATAAGTTATGGGAATCAGTAAGGCACCCGCCTATGCCTGGTCATACTCCTGTACCTCCTGAAATGGAAGCTGGACCTTCGACTGCTTCTCTTGTATTAAATTTAGCTAGTAGTGCAGCTATGTCTTATGGATTTAGTAAGATGACAGCACCTAAAGATACAGGTATGAAAAAACTTCCTGGTGCTGGGGATTCAGGTAACCCCATACCACAAGATATCAATATAGAAGCCGGTGGTGCTACATATTGGGATACTGATATGCCAACATCTGGTGGTGTACAGATTTCCCCAGGAGATTACCAGAACCCTAATTATGATGTATTAGGCGCAAACCTTTATCCTGGAGTTGATTAAATTATGACATATAGAGAAAATATTAACGGCCTTCTAGCCCGTCAAAGAACTAACCTTGGACAACGAAGGAAGAATACTGCTGATTTAATCAATTTCCAAAAGGAGCAACAAAAAGAATTAGAAGATAATATTGGTAAAGCCACTGATTTATTAGTTGGTGATCCTGCCAGAGCTTTTGGATCTGGTCTATCAGGCCAAGGTTTTCAAACTGAAGGGGAAGGTATTTTCCCTACTTTATATGGTGAACATGTAAAAAGAAAACGCGAAGAAGGAGCTGAAGCTGCTGATAAAGATCGAGCAGAAAGGCTCGAACATATGGTTAAACATTTTGAGCGTTTAAGAGAAACAGATACTGCTCATCATTCTGTAAAAAGAAAGATGCTCCTGAATGGTGCATACTATGATGATGCTGATAGATTTACAAAATTATCTCCACATGCTCAAGTAGGTTATGCTCAACAGAAATTAAATTTATATAAGGAGAGCTTTGCAGATAAGTTAAATCATTGGATGGCTCGTAATCAACAAGAATATAATTTTAATAATAATATAGTTACACCTGAAAGTATACATAATAATCACCAATACCCCCTTCTAATTAAGGAACATTTACTTAATAAAGGTATTGAGGAGATTTCTAAACAGAATGGTATAGATGGATTCAGTGATGATATGTTAACCTTAGCAGGTATAAACGATTTCACTGATCCAGATACTGGTAATATTACTCAAGGTGTTCATAATAAAACAAAAGCCGATATAATGGCTAAGTATCGTAAGAATTATAATGTTGAAGCTAGCGCTAAATTAAGGATAGAACATTTCAATGAATTAATGTCTGATCCTACAGCACCTGGAAGTATAAATAGATTCTTAGTTAAAGTTGGTACTACAGTTGATGAGAACAATCAATTATTAAGTTGGTCAGGTGGTTGGAGAGAACTACAAAATCTACTTATAGATATGTATGCTGCTGGGAAAATTCAAGAAAAAGAAATCAGAGCAATGTTCCAACAGGAGATACCTGGTAGACCTGGTAAAACTTATGCCGAGGAGTACCCTGGAAGGTTAGGAGATATTATACGTAAATCTAAAGAAAAAGCAGAAGCTAATATAAATGCTGATCTTAAAGCATCTGATAATGCGGCTCAGAGAGTCGAGATTGAGTTTAAACAAAAGATGGAGCCTGGGGGTGAGTTAGATCAATGGGTAAAAGAATATGGAAAATTACCACAAAGTGTCATTGACTACTATCAAAAGAGATGGGAAGATGCTGGCGGTAGAAATGATGGTCAGACACCAACTTTTTTAACCAATGTTGTAACTAGAGAAGAACAAGATCAACAGGCAATAATTGATAACGTTAAAGATCTGCTAGCACCTGGTAATCGTGGTTATATAACTGCATACGATGTTAGGAATGCTACAGCTGACACAATGGCAACGATAAAACAGTTGCCTGGTTATAATTCAAATACCAATAATGCTATTAATAGTGGTGAACAGTTTAGAAAATATGGTGTCGATCAAGGTTTTGAAAGTGTATTAGAAAGAGGTTTAACTTCATTTTTAAAGCTTGATGCAGACGAACCAAAACCTTGGAATTGGGATGATTTATATACAAATTTAGAGAACGAGTACTTCACTACTTATAGAAATTTATTAGATGCTGGTAAACTTAGCCCTGCAGCAGCACATACAGCGGCATTACAAGATGTTCAACGTAGAATGGGTTTACGTCCAGGGCCTGATGGTAACCTGGTAAGTAGAGCAGATGCAGAAAAGTTTGTTAGAAAGCCAAATAATGCTCCAGATTTAGAAGAACTAAAACGATCAAATCAATATCAAGCTAGACGTATAGATGCTGGTAAAAACTTAATCGATAAGATTATGAAGGCAAGAGGTGAAGGACCATTACCTGATCTTAATGTACTTCTACCTGGTGCTGGGGTTGAATCAAAAGATTGGCAAGATGCTGCATTATTTGCTGATACTAAAGGTAGAAAAGGTAAGATATCTGATTACTATTCTAGCCTAGCTAGATTATTCCCACAATTTACAGTAGAAGATTTAGTTAATTGGCAGTTACAAGCTGGAGGTCATGAAGGATTATATAGCAGTTCATTTAACGAGGCTTTAAAAGTAGAAGGATTAGAAGAATTACATAGAATTATTGGTTATAAACCTACTCCTGCTACTACAATACAAGGTAAGGTACAAGCAATAGATGCTTCTACTATGCTTAGACACGCTTCTCTAAGAGCTGAACTGAACCTTGAGCAACCTGTTAGAGCACCTGATGACCCAACATTAATAGCTGATAAAGAAAGGCTTAGTGGTTTAATATCTACAGAACAGCAAGAAGCTGATGTAGAGAAGTATGGCCATTCTGGTATACCTCCTAATCCAGACGATTATAAAAATAATAGAGGTAGATGGAAACCAGGTGGGCAAGCTAAGTATAATGCTGAACTACAGAAATATGAAAAGTATAAATTAGAGTATGAATTAGATAATCCCCCTGAATTAGGACAAGGTGATCCTAGCTCTGTCTGGGAAACTAAAATAATTTATAAAGGTACTTCTGTACGAAATCAGAAGCCAGTAACTGTTTATAGAAGATTAGGTGATAAAGAGTGGTCAGAAGAAATACCAGAAGGTTATGTACCACCTGCTGAAGATGTCTCTTATCTACAATCTCATTTTTATAGATACGATTCACCTATACTCGCACCTTACTTAGTAGATTATTCAGTCGCTTTATTCAATGAAAAAGTATTAAACGCTACGGCGGTATAAGATATGAATCCTGACGAAATGTTTTTAGATCCTACGGGGTCTAATTTTAATGAATCCAATCTCAACCAAGAAGCATATTGGGAGAGTGAAAGGCAACGCCTACTATCTGAACAACAAGCAGGAAATATCAATCCTAACCTTATTGATGAAGAGACTGGATTAATAACGACTGATTCTGAAGGTTTGAATCAGTATATGCGTCAAAAAGAAGAGGAACAAGAACAACAAACACCTAACTTACTTGAAGCTCATGAACAGCAGCAAGAAGAAAAACAGTTTTACGAAACTGGTAAGAGATCAAACCCTATTGACGCACATCCTCATAAACAACAATTAAAAGGTGATATACCATTTGACCCGAAAGAAATAAACCCAGACCATCCTAATCATGAAGCAATTTATGGTGATACTGTTAATTGGAGTTGGGGGCAAGCTTTACTAGGACCACTAATGGTTGGCCCAGCTGATGATAAAGCTGAGTTATATAGAAATCGGAAGCATATGTTTACTTCCGGTACTGGCACTGCTGATGCAGCTACCAACGTATTGGAAGCTAGTAATGCGGTAAAAGGTATGGCTTATGATTTCATAGATGGCCTTATAAAAGTACCTGAAACTTATATTGCTAGACCATTAACAGGTAAGAACCCTTGGTCTCCAGAACCTTTAAAGTTTGATGGATTAGCATCTCTTGGTATTGAAGAACCATGGACAGGCACAAGTATTGGAGGTATGACTAGAGTAGTAGGTAGTTTTTTACTTCCAGTAGGTATGATATCCAAAGCTGGAGGACTACCTAATGTACTCTCTAAACTATCAAAAGTTCCACTAGTTAGTAAAATACCTGGGATTAGTAAATTAGGACCATGGGCTGGTGGTTTAAACCCATTAGCAAGAGAAGGTCTTCAAGATACACTACTTTTAGCAGCCTCTAATTATAGGTATGACGAAGGCTTATCTAATATGCTTGCAGAAGCACCCCTCATTAAGGATGTTCCTGTATTTAGCGATGCTTTAGAAATGTTAAAAGTGGGTGAAACAGATCACCCTTCTGTTAAACAATTAAAGAATACACTAGAAGGTCTAGGTCTGATTTTCTTGTTTAGTAAGTTAGCTGTTCTAGCTAGAGCTAGTGGTAAAGGATATAGCAATGTTAAAAAGTTTGGACCAGAAGCTTTAGATCCTAGAAAAGCTACAGAGTTAAAAGCTTTACAAGATCTAGACGCAGCTAATATTGATATTGTTAGAGGGCTTAGTGATGCTGCAGAACAAAGTATAGAGATGGGTCAAGCAGGACTTAGGTTTGCTGCAGATCAAGTCAGAGATCCTTTAAATCCAAATCTTAGATCAGGCTTTAGAGCTGCGGTAAACCCAGGATTAGTTGGCCCAGGACAAGGCGGCTTGCTAACCAGGAATACTATGAGCAAGGTATTCAGACAGTTAAATAAAATAGATGAAATTGGTGGAGTAGGGTCTACTGACTCTATTATCTCAGCTAGACAATCTGAACTCATTATATCTGATCCTGATTATATACCAAAAATAATAAGGGAGAAAGCACAAGAGTTACTTGGTGAACCTTATATACAAGGTTTATTGAAAGATGCCCAAGCACAAGGACTTAGCTTTGCTGATGTCTTTGAACCTGCCTTAAGAAGAGCTCAAAGTGTTCTAGGTGGTGATGCTGATAGAATGACTACAGAAGCATTCTGGAAACCAATCCTAAAAGATTTAGCAGATAACCCTGAAGCTTTAGAGAATATTGTAGCAACTGATATAATTAATCAATCTCTATTTAAAGCCCTTAGAGACGAAGCTAGAAATGGTTTAGAGCTACATAAAATCACAGATATATTCAATACAGATAATGTAATGAAACGTGTCGGTGAAAAATTAGTATTTGGATTAACTAATGTTAAAAGAGCTAGATATGCTGTATCTCCTGAATTTAGAAAACTTAGAGGTAAGCAAGCTGCTACAGCTTTAGCAGAACGTACTGCCGAATTACACGATGAAACTATTGATGGTGTTCGTTTAATGATGCAGTTCATGAAAGACGCTGATTCAGATGAATTAGCACAGGGAATCTTAGAAGTATTCTCTATGTCTGATAAAATCAAGAACTTCCAAGATTTTGATAATTGGATGAGGCAGAAGCTTAGAGGTGGTGACTTTGCTGATAAAACTAAGCAAGGCGTACTATCTAAAGAATTAGGAACTGTAATGATAAACAGTATTCTAAGTAGCCCTAAGACTCCTCTAAGAGCAATCATGGGTACTACAGCTAATGCATATTTAAATGAAATTGCTACATTATTTGGAGCTACAATAAGGAGACCTTTTGGCGGCGATGTAGCTGCTTTCAGGTCTGCTGCAGCTTCAGCTAATGCTATGTTTCAATTAATACCAGATGCTTGGAAAATATTTAGATCAAACTTAGATGCTAATTTCTCTGGTGATTTGGCTACTATTAAATCCAGATACTCTAAGTATACTAGTGGAGATACTAACTTCGATTTGATGGGACGTTGGGTTGAGAAGAATGGTACTAATGGAGATAAGGCGGCCTTTTATATAGCTGATGCTGCTAGGAAAGCTAATAATAGCAAATTACTTACCTGGTCTACTAGAGCTTTAGGAGCTACTGATGATACTTTTAGATGGTTATTATCTAAAGCTAGAGCTAGAAAGAAGGCTATTGAAAAAGTAATGTCAGAATCAGGTGATGGTATACAAATCACACCTGAGATGTTAGCTAAAGCTGAAGATATAGAATTCAATAGACTACATGATGCTAATGGTCACCTTGATATTACTAAAGATGCTTTCTTAGAACGTAATTTCAGAGAAGTAACTTTAACCACAGAACTCCAAGGCTTTACAAAAGGTCTTGATGAGTTAATGAACAGATACCCATTAACTAAACCATTCTTCTTATTTGCAAGAACTGGTATAAATGGACTTAGAATGTCTGTTAAGAACCTACCTATAGTAGGAGCTGTAGTTAATGAATCTAGGGCTATATTAGGTGCTACACCTGATATGATTAATAAAGGAAGTTTACTAAAATATGGTATTGAAACTGCTTCTGATTTACGTGCTGCTAAAGATTTAATACTAGGCAGACAGGCTATAGGAACCATGGTTACCTATGGACTTGTTCAGAAATATATGTCAGGTGGAATGACTGGTAATGGTCCTGCAGATGCTTCTAAAAAGAAGATGTGGATTGATTCCGGATGGCAGCCACGTAGTATTAAAATGGGTGATGTATGGATATCTTATGATTCCTTTGAACCGTTTAACTTAGTAATGGCTAATATCGCTGATATTGGTGATAACTTAGAATTGATGGGACCAGACTTTGCAGAACAGAGATTCCAATTAGTTGTAGCTGCTTTAGGTAAGAGTGTAACAAGCAAAACTTACTTACAAGGTTTGAATCAATTATTTGATGTAATTGGTGGACAACCTGGTTATACTATGAGTAGAGTTGCAGCTAATTTAGCAAACAATCAAATCCCATTAGCTGGTATGAGGAATGAGATGGGTAAAGTCTTAAACCCTTATATGAGAGAACTAAGTTCTAACTTCTGGGATCATGTAAGAAACCGTAATCCAATAATTAAAGGTGGGTTGCCAGTTAAATATGATATGTTAAATGGTAAACCTATTCAAGATTATAATTTCTTTACAAGAGCTTTTAATGCAGTAAGTCCTGTTCAAATGAATTTAGATAAAGGACCAGGTAGACAGTTCTTATTTAATAGTGGTTATGATATGAGAATATTTGCTTATAGCGCACCTGATGGTACGAGTTTAGTTAAGCATCCTCGCATTAGATCACTATTACAACAATCTATTGGTAAGTACAACTTAGAAGCTGACTTAAATGAATTAGCTACTAATCCAAGAGTTGTTGCTTCTATGGCAAAAATGGAGAGGGATAGAGATAGCGGTGACTTCTCATTAAACCCAATGTCAGCATATTACCATAATAGGCTTTTACGTCGTTTGTTTGAGAGAGCTAGAGATCGTGCATGGTCTGACTTAAGAGATGTTCCAGAAGTAAAACAATTAATGGAAGAGAGAAGGTCACTTCAAAGTGAGAATCGAATTAGTTTACATCAAACAAGAACTTTGTTAAATACTCCGAAATAACTAAATGGCACATACAAAAGTAACAAAAACATACTCCCAAAATACGGGAGTTGCTAATACATTTAGCTACTCAGGAAGTTTCGATGTATTCAAAGCGACTGAAGTAGTTGTTGAATTAGACAACGTAGAGCTAACATATACAGCTTCTACAATTAATGAATCCGCCTCTCCACGTGAATATACTGTAGATACCGTTGCAAAAACCATACATATTGGCGGCGCTGATTTATCTTCTGGTGCAGTTATAATCCGCCCTAATACAGATATGGGCGAACCGAGCCCAAGAGCAACTTATACTCCAGGTTCATCTATTACAGCTGATGATTTAAATAATAACCAGCTGCAGATAATGCGTAAGTGTATGGAGTATGATGAAACTCTACTCTCCACAACTGGCGGTACAATGACAGGTCAGTTAATAATGGGTGAGGACCAAACAATTGCTTTTGAAGGGGCAACTGACAACGCTTATGAGACTACTCTTACTGTTACTGATCCTACAGCTGATCGCACAATTACACTACCGAACGTAACAGGTACTGTAGTTACCACAGGAGATACAGGTACAATCACAGCTACTATGTTAGCTGCAGATTCTGTTGATTCTTCTGAATTAGTAGATGGAAGTATAGATGCAAGTCATATATCAAGTAGTGCTGTAACCACAGCCAAGATTGCAGCAGATGCGGTTACTGGAGCTAAAATAGCAGACGATGCTATTGATTCCGAACACTATACAGACGGTAGTATTGATACAGCACATATTGGAGCTGCTCAAGTTACAACAGCTAAGCTTGCTGATGATGCTGTAACTACAGTTAAAATTACAGATGGTAATGTCACTACTGCAAAAATAGCTGCAGATGCAATTACTGGAGCTAAGATAGCAGATGACCAGATAAATTCTGAACATTATATTGATGGATCTATAGACACTGCGCATATTGCAGACGATCAAATTACAACTGCTAAAATAGCAGATGTGAATGTTACAACAGCTAAACTTGCTAATGATGCTGTAACAGGAGCTAAGATAGCAGATGACTCTATAGATTCTGAACACTATGTAGCAGCTAGTATTGATAACGAACATCTAGCTGACGATGCAGTAGGAGCAGATGAATTAGCAGCTAACGCTGTGGTTAACGATTCTATAGCATCTAATGCAGCAATCGCTCATAGTAAACTAGCAAGCGTAACTGACGGTCAGATCCTTGTTGGTAACGGTTCTAACGTCCCAACTTCTGTAGCAGTATCAGGTGACGTAACTATTGCTAATACAGGTGCTGTAACAATTGCAAATGATGCTGTTGAGATCGGTATGATAGGTTGTGAACAAACAACTATATCAGATAGTGACTCACACATTCCTACATCAGGAGCTGTTGTAGACTATGTAGCAGCACAGATAGCACCTATTGGTGGTCTTGAAGTTATAGCAGATGAAGATAACTTCCCTTCAACTCAACCCGCAGCTGGCGTTGTAATTAGTATTGCAGACGCTGGAGGTATTGTTGTTAATGGATCAGGTACTTCAACTACTGCTAGAACAGCCGGTAACGGTAGTGATAACGTAACTATTAATAATATTAACTCTCAGTTCCATAGTACAACTCTTGCAGCCGGTGTTGGTATGCAAGTCAGTTCTACTGGTTCAGGGCATGTATATAATTATCATAAAGCACTACTAAAAGAAGCTGACTTAGCTAATTTAAGTAATGATATAAATGACTTTGGTAATAGGTATCGTGTTAATGCTGGAGAACCATCATCTGATAATGATGAAGGTGATTTAGTATATGATACTAATGCTAACAAGATGAAGGTCTATGATGGATCTTCATGGGGTGAAGTAACTTCAACTGGTGACTTTAAATTCCTTGTTGCTGTTGATGCTGGTACAACTACAGCAGCTACATGGGATGGAAGTGATACAAGTTTTGATCTTAAGGAAACTAGTGCTAGTGGTAGTGCAGCTAGTGTAACTAGTGTTAATCAACTTATTGTTAGTTTAAACGGTGTTATCCAGAAACCTAATACTGGTTCTTATGATGCTAATGAAGAAGGTTTCTATTTAACAGATGCAGATACTATTAGATTCTGTACAGCACCTCCTAGTGGATCAAGTGCATTTATCATCCAATGTGGATCTGCTGTAAGTATTCCTACACCTGGAGATGGTACAGTAAGTGCAGCTAAGATAGCAGCTGGAGCAGTAACAGCAGATAAGATAGCTACAGGTGCAATAGAACAAGCTAAAATGGCTGATAATTCTATTAATACGGATCATTATGTTGATGCTTCAATTGATAGAGTTCACTTAGTTGCAGATATCATTGATGGAACAAAGATTGCTGACGATGCAGTTGGTGCTGAACATATAGAAGTATTAGATGCTAATCTACAATTAGCAGATGATTCAATTATACAACTTGGTACAAGTAACGAAGGAGAGCTTTATCATAATAGTGGTGGTGTCACTGTACTTAGAAATAATGCTGATTCTAAGGATCTATATATCCAAGCAAAACAGGATTCAGATATTATTATTAATGCTAATGATACTGGAAATCAGAAGGCAGCTGTTTTTAAATTTAGTAATGATGCAACACCTGTATCCTCAGCAGAATTATACTACGGGGATTCTAAGAAATTTGAAACAACTTCAGCTGGTGCTACAGTAACAGGAACTTTAACTGCTGATTTAGCTGATAACTCTATTGATTCTGAGCACTATACAGATGGATCTATAGATAATGAGCACCTAGCTGACAACGCTGTTGATTTAGCTGAAATGGCTCATGGTACTCAAGGTGATGTACTTTATTATGGATCTGGAGGAGCTCCTGCACGTTTAGGTGCTGGTACTAATGGTTACTTCCTAAAAACACAAGGTGGAAGTGCCAACCCAGTATGGGCTGAAGTTTCTGGAGGAGTAGGTTCTGATACTGAAAATAATACCACAGCTGGTGCAAACGCAGGTAACGCAGGAACATGGAGCGGAGCAAATGATAACACTTGTGTTGGATATAATGCAGGAACAGATTTAACTTCAGCGGACTACAATACCTTAGTAGGTTCTGAAGCCGGTGCAAATCTAACCACAGGGTATAAAAACGTTGCAGTGGGCCAAAAAGCTTTAGAAACATCAACAAATGGTTTTGAAAACGTAGCTATAGGTTGGAGTGCTTTACCAATTGTCCCTTACGGCACACAAAACGTAGCTGTTGGATGTAAAGCTTTAGAAAGTGGAGATGATGCTGGTATAAGAGAAGAAGTTGCTGTTGGATTTGAAGCTTTAAAAGATCTTACAGGTAACTATACTAATGCTTATGGTAACACTGCCCTTGGTTATCAGGCAGGTAGAGATAATGATGATAAGTATGAAATGTGCTTCATCGGTCGTCAGGCTGGAATGAACCAGACAATGGTTTCACAAGAACTATGGATAGCACATAGAGATCATAATAAAGGTACTGCAAGCTGTTGGATACATGGAACTAGTAATGGGGAAATGACTAATGGTAATAACTCATCTTCATGGAGTACCACTTCAGACGAAAGAATTAAGAAAAATATTGTTGATAATAATGTAGGTCTTGAAAAACTTAATCAACTTAAAGTTAGAAACTTTGAGTATAGAGTACAAAAAGAGACAGGTACAGACAGTGAAGGTCATACTACCTGGACTCATAGATCAGAATCAGATATAATCGATACCAGCACCTTTAATACTTTACCTAATGGCCAAAAACCCAGACCAGATCAAGTTGCTATTAATAAAGAAGGTGTGCAGGTCGGATGTATTGCTCAAGAAGTAGAGGCTGTACTTCCTGGTTGTGTCCATACAGATACAAATGGAGTTAAATCCGTTGATACTGATGAAATGTTCTGGGTAATGGTTAACTCTATCAAACAATTATCAGCTAAAAACGATGCACTTGAAGCACGAATCGCAACATTGGAGGCAGCATAAATGGCATTAACAAAAATAAAAGCAGGAGGACTAGGTGCAGGGGCAGTTGATACTACAGCAGCAATAGCAGACGGTGCTGTTAGTGCAGGTGATATTGCTACTGGAGCGGTTACCGCCGCACCTGGGAATCATCTTGCCACAAATGCTGTTGTTTCAGGAACCATTGCGAATGATGCAGTAACTACTGCAGCTATAGCAGATGATGCTATTACTTCAGCTTTAATAGCTGATGATTCAATTAACTCAGAGCACTATGTAGATGGATCTATAGACCATCAGCATTTAGCTGATGACTGCGTAGATGGTGATAATATTGCAGATAATTCTGTAGGCCTAGCTCATATGGCTGGTGGTACAGATGGCGTTATCATTACTTATGATGCTAGCGGTGATCCAGTTCATGTAGGCCCAGGTAATGATGGACAGGTATTAACATCAACAGGAGCTGGTTCACCTCCAGCTTTTGAAGATTTACCTGTAAGTGGAGCAAGTTTAACAGGTTCAACTAATAACACAGTTGTTACGGTTACTGGTTCTAACGCTATGACTGGTGAGGCTAATCTTACCTTTGATGGTAATGATTTAACACTTGGTGATGGTAATGTAATATTAGCTTCTGGTCATGGTATAAGCTTTTCTGCAACTGCAGATAGTTCTGGTACAATGGATAATGAACTATTCGATGACTATGAAGAGGGTTCATGTAATGGTGTACACCTTGAGTTTGGTGGTACAGATGCTGGTTCAGTTGATTCAGGCTACAGTCAAGGCCGTTATGTTAAAATAGGTACTTTGGTTTGGTGTTCTGGTTATCTAAAAATGGACATGACAAGCCCAGCTCCTTCTGGAGGCGCTAAACTATGTGATTTACCATACTCTGTTCATGAATTTGGACAGCCACATAACTGGGTATCTATTGGTCACTGGACAAGTAACGGTAAGTGTACTGATTCTAATGTTATACTTATGATTGGTAACTCCGGTGGATCTAAAGTTCATTTAGGTCATGATGATACTAGTGATGTTCACTATTTAACTGATACAAGTTTTGGTACTGGACAATGGCTCCATGCCCAATATGATTTAATTTACCGTACTACAGCTTAACATGGCATATACAGAAAAAACAGAATACAAGGTTGAAATCGTTCCACCTTGGTCACATGCACAAATACGTAAAACAATCGTCACATTAAAAGATGGTACAGAAATAGGAAGACAACATCATAGATTAACTAGATCTTGTGATATGTCTATAGCTGACCAACCTGCTTATGTACAAGGTATTGTAAATGCAGCCTGGACAGATGATGTAAAAAAAGCATTTGAAGATCATAAAAAAACCTTACCAGGAGGCTAATTTTTGAAATTCACCCAATTAAAAACACTCTCTAATAATCTTTATAGATTTCAATGTGATAAAGATTTACTTTCCAAAACTTTATCAGATATAAAAAAAGAAGAGTATACCAATAAAGATCGTACTAATTATTGGACAGTTAATACTCTTTTAAATAAAGATCCTAAATATAAAGATATACATGAGTGGTTTGACTCTTGTGTCAAAGCAATACATAATTTATATAAATTTGATTGCCAACATATTTCAATTACTCAATGTTGGGCAAATAAAAGTCAAAAAGGACAACAAGGTCACATGCATATACATCCTAATTCATTAATTAGTGGTGTATTCTACTTAACAGATGCTAGTTGCCCTACTTTATTTGTTAATGACAGTATATGGAAAGAACCTTCTTGTATAAGATTAAATAGAATAGATACTGAGCCTAATTTTCTAGTATTTCATAATGAACCTTCAGTAGCTGGTAACTTGATTTTATTTCCTTCTACATTAAGACATATACAAGAAAAGCATACAGATACTGAAGAACGTTATACAATGGCTTTTAATACATTCCCTTCTGGTTTATGTGGTAATGAAACTGATATGATGGGGGTAACCATACAAATACTTTAAATGTCTATCAAAATTCCTACGCCTGATATACCCAAACCTTTGTTCATCCCTCAGATGTACTTAAAACAGCCTGTAGCAGACGTTCCAGCCTTTCGGCCTATAGTTATCCCACCAAGTGATTTGGAGCGTCCTGCGGGCACACAGAAGGCGGAGGAGAAGACTTCAGAACCACCACCTAAACCAAAGTTAGAAATACCTGTATTAGACATACAAATGCCACTCCCTACAGCAGAAGTAATGGTTACGGCTGTTACTGCTGCTTTAGGTGCTGTAGCTACCACTACATTGGCACAACCTTTATTCGAACAAATTAAAAAGTTTGTAACGAAACAGCTGAACAAACGCATTGAAGCATGGAAGAAAAAAAGGAAGGAAAAAGTCTCCTCGGCAAGTTAAAAGATGCCGCTGAAGATCAAGAACACCAAATCCAGATCCTTGGAACATTCGTCAGGCTTGGCGTTGTTGTTTGGTCTGGCTTTATTATAACAATGAATTACGTAGAATTACCTATGATAAAGAAGGCTGGGAACTCAGATATCACGTTCGTGGCTAGTGTGTTTACAGGAGCCCTGGCGACCTTCGGCTTGTCTACTGGTAATTCTAAAGATAAAGGCGGCCCCGTCAATTGTCCTATGGCTAAGAAAAAAGAAGAATGAAAAAATGGCTATTACTCTTAGCACTGTTATCCCCCTCGGTAGCGAGAGCAGAGTTAGTGACTCCCCAATTCACCCAGGGAAGTATGAACTCAACAACAACTACACAACAGGATATAGAAGAAGACATAACAATAACGAAGTATGGTTCAGTTCAGCAGAAATGGACTGGAGAAAATATCACACATACTTCAGCAACTTCTGGAGGAATTGTAGATTCAGATTCGGTCTTCACGATTCATACAGTTGGAGATCCATTCACTCTAGAAATATTAACCAGATCAGCAACTCAGGTACTAGAGACACAGGAAATCGAAAGAACAATCGAAACTACTGCTACTACTACCTCCTTGTCGGTCTTCTCGCAATAGGTTTACCCGCCCGTGCAGAACCAGAAGTCCAGAACACGTCCAATCCCGTGGCTGCAGCTACTGGAAATGTTACAAATCAAGCCGTACAATTCCAAAATAACGGTGCTCCGAGTCGTCAAGTCCTCGGACCAAACATCTCATGTAATGGAGCTACAATGACTTTCAGCCCATTTTATATGGGTAATCATACAACTCCATTTGATGAGAATATGGATCAATCTAGCTACACTGTAGCTGAGAACTGGGGAGCACAGATTAACTTCATGGTTCCCCTAGATGGTTCTATTGTAGAGACTTGTAAGGCTATTGGTAAAAGACAATTAGCAAAGATGGCTCTAGACTATGAATTAGTTAGAGCTAAAGAATGTGCAGCATTACAACAGAAAGGTTTCATGATACGTCCTGGTTCACGTGTTTATCATATGTGCCATGATATTATTCCTATAGCTGCATTTAAAGCAGAGGTTGCTAAACAAATAGCAGCTTCTCAACCCCCTCCACCACCTAAACCATGGTGGCAAAAACTTAACCCATTTGGTAAATAAAAATGATCCTAGTAATCAAGCCCATCCTATTCGCCTTCTTGAAGTCGGATTCAGTTAAAAAGCTCGTAGTTGATCTACTTGAAGCTTATGTAAAGCGTACCGATAACAAACTAGACGATCAAGCACTTGCAATAGTAAAAACAAAGTTATTTAGCTGATGAAAGACGGAACAGGAAGAGAATTTGATGATGACCTGACTACATTCCTAGAATGGTACATAGATGCAGGTCAGAGAATTTGTACACCTTTAAATAGATCTATACATTTTGTAGAAAATCTAACTTCTTTGTGTATTTATAGACATGAACCATTTCAAGTAGAACTTGTTACGGTAAAACCAAATACCTATATCCCACCTCATACACACCCTAATGTTGATTCATATGAAGTAGCATTAAAAGGGATTGAATTCCATTCAAATGGAGGAGTCACATTACCTATGTGGTTTGCTAATAAACCTTCTCCAGATTCTAATCTACCATTTGCTCATTATAGAGTAGTCAGAGTATTACCTAATGACGAGCACGCTGCAAAAGCAGGTCCAGAAGGTGGCTGTTTCCTGTCAGTTCAACAATGGTTAAATGGTGTAGAGCCCTCCGCAGTCGGAATGGACTGGAAAGGTGGTTCATCCATGGGTGATGGACATGATTCACAAATAACATCTACTGAGGAAGTAAATGCCTAACAAAAGAACAGGTCCAGACTATATAGATCGTTCGATTGGCCAGAGAACTACTGAAGGTCAAAAGAAATTAAAGGAAAGAAAAAAGAAAGGTAATATGCATACGCACTATGGTTTTCCTGATACACCAGCTGGTAAAGCTGCGTATAAGAAAAATAAAAAAAAGTATGGACTACAGTAATGGCTAAAGCCACGGAACAGCAGTTTAATGAGCTGCACAACCTAGTCACCACTGAATTCCTTAAACGAGTCAAGAGTGGTGAAGCTTCTACCCAAGACTTAAAAGCAGCCTGTGATTGGCTGAAGATAAATGATATAAGTGGAGTAGCAGTAGAAGGTAATCATTTAGATAAACTTTCTAAGATACTACCTAAAGTAGACCCTGAGTTAGTTAATCGGAGGCTTTATGGCAAAGCAATCAACCGCTGATTACTATAAAAAGAATCCAGATAAAGCTGCTAATAGACGTAAGCAACAACGAGCTTATATGCAGACGAAGAAGGGTAAAGAGATTAGGAGAAATGCTGATAGATTATCTGCTAAATTAGGAGGATCAGTTGGTGATGGTTTAGATGCTGCTCATTATAAAGGTAGTAAAACTAATGGTCGATTACAACCTGAAGGTGAAAACCGTAGGAGTCGTTTAAAAGCGAGGAAGAAGTAATGTTTTCAGGAATGAGACGTGCAGCTAGTTTATTAGACGAAGCTGCAGGCGGTATCAGAACAGGTGTAGGTCGATTAGCCCCACATTTAACTGAAGTACTTGAAAATGCTGGAAGATCTGGTCTTTATGATGAGGTTGAAATTGAAAGAGTAAGAGCAAGATGGGAAAACGGTGATATGGATGCTAAACTAAGACCTTCAAAAGAAGGTTCTGAGAATGGCACTTTATTATTAGGAGATAATCATCGAACTCAGGATCCTAAACAGTTTAAAACAAATGCAATTAATACTGCTTCTAAATATAAAGATATACCTGTACAAGAAGGTTCTATCACTACTACAGATCAGGTAGGTTATGACTGGTATAAACCAGGTGGTGGTTTAGATCAAGAACTTGAAAAAATTCTAACGTTTGGTAAAGGTAAAAAGGCTTATACAGTAACCTTAGAAGAATTGCAAGAAATGGCTAAAACTAATAAGAATGCCAAAGACAAACTAGATTATTATAATAGTATGTTAGCTACTGGTCCTCAAAGAGACGCTTTTGATACTATAGAATATCTACCAAATGTTGAGAAACCACGATCCTCTCTTTCTATATTAGAAACCCTTGGAGATCAAAGGTATAAAGCACCTTTCCATAAAAGCTTGGAATTCCATCATAAAGGAATGAAAGCTATAGAAGCACGTATTTATAAACGAGCATTAAAATTACTACGAGATGGTAAAGCTACAGAAGCAGATTTAGTACGGTTAAATAATTTAGGGTATGATATGGGTATACCAACTGGTAGTCGTAAGAGTGCTGGTTTGTATATGAATAGAATGCCTCATCAAGTCTTACATCAAGAGTTGATGTTAAAAGATCCTAACTTCCCACATTCACCAGGGCTCCAACCTTCTGCTACTGCGAATGTACCTGCTTTAAGATCTAAACCTAAACAGTTCACTGATGCAATCTGGAAACAATTAAAGAAAATTGATGAAGATTTTACTAGTTTTGATAGAGATTGGATCTTAGAAAGAGCAGGAAAACCAGTAAAAGGTAAGTATCCTAACTTACAGCAAGCTATTAAAAAGTGGATTGCTTTTAGACAATCTACTGCATACGATTTCTTTGCAATACAAAGATTAAGTGATTTAGATAAATTAGCCGCTAAGGCTGATAATATGGATATAAATGAATTAATTGCTTTCCAAGAACAAATCTTTAGAGATATTTCCCAACCAATGACTAAAGAAGGTGAATTACTTGAAGAGGTTTGGGGAAGAATGAGTCTTGAAGAACAACTTGGTTCATTTGATGACGCAGGCGCAGGTCTTCTAAGACAACGTAATGAATTAGTTGAGAGACAAGCTGATATTGCTGAAGCTATGAAACAACGAAAAATTGAATCATTACCAACTCCATAAATTATGGCTAAAGAAAAGAAAAAGAAATCTAATCGTGCTGGCTTAGCAATTTATAAAATTGGTCAGGCTGTAGGTCAAGCTGCAAAAGACGTAGAACAAGCACGTTCTACTCAAAAAGATAAAACAATGTCTTTAAAAGACGAATTCCGTAAACAACGTAATCAACGAATCCGAAGTAAGGGGTAATTATGGTAGCAGGACCAAGAAACAACAAAATGAAACCATCACCTAAAGCTAAGGTGATAGCTTCTATACCAATTAAAAACACAGATAGTCCATCAGATAAACCCAAAGGAAAGACAATGGGTGAATTAGGACTCACTAGAGAACAACTGAAAAAAGCCTACCCTTGGGGAGGTGGTTCAGGTTATAGTCCTTCAAAATGACTAACATCTTAACTGCCCTTCAAGATGACTTCAAACTATTTCTCCAGGCATTATGGGAACAGCTCGACTTACCTAGTCCAACGAGAGCCCAGTACTCAATTGCTGACTACTTACAAAATGGTCCGAAGCGTCTCCAAATCCAGGCCTTCCGTGGTGTTGGTAAAAGTTGGATTACTGGAGCGTTTGTTCTTTGGACTTTATTCAAGGATCCTGAAAAGAAAATAATGATTATATCCGCATCAAAAGAACGTGCGGATAATATGTCTATCTTCCTACAAAAATTAATCATTGAAACTCCATGGCTAAAACACCTCAGACCGAAATCAGACGATTCTCGTTGGAGTCGCATCAGTTTCGACGTAAACTGTTCTCCGCACCAAGCCCCAAGCGTCAAAAGCGTGGGTATAACTGGACAGCTCACCGGAAGTCGCGCCGATTTGATGATTTTGGACGACATAGAGGTGCCTGGAAACTCCATGACCGAGTTAATGCGTGAAAAACTTTTACAACTCTGTACAGAGGCTGAATCCATCCTTACGCCGAAAGACGATAGCCGTATTATGTATCTCGGGACTCCTCAGACTACTTTTACTGTTTATCGTAAGTTGGCAGAGCGTTCGTACCGTCCGTTCGTTTGGCCCGCCCGATACCCCAAAAAGTTATCCCAGTATGAAGGATTAATAGCTCCACAGCTTCAAGAGGATATTGATATGGGTGCTGAAACCGGTGCCTGTACCGATCCTGACAGATTTAATGATGAAGATTTGATAGAACGTGAAGCATCGATGGGAAGATCGAACTTCATGTTACAATTCATGCTCGATACGAGTTTAAGTGATGCAGAGAAATTTCCCCTTAAGATGGCTGATTTGGTTATCACTTCTGTTAACCCTAATCAGGCTCCCGACGCTTGCGTATGGTGCTCCGATCCGTCCAACGTCATCAAAGAATTACCGACAGTCGGACTCCCAGGAGACTACTTTTACTCTCCTATGCAGTTACAAGGAGAATGGGGGCCTTACACGGAAACAATTTGCAGCGTGGATCCCTCTGGAAGAGGAACCGATGAAACAGCTGCCTGCTTTCTATCCCAGAAAAACGGGTTCCTTTACCTCCATGAAATGCGAGCTTATAGAGATGGATACAGCGACAACACCCTTCTAGATATCCTACGTGGATGTAAAAAATATAATGTTACGAAACTGGTTATTGAAACGAACTTTGGAGACGGAATCGTTTGCGAACTCTTTAGGAAACACCTTCAACAAACTAAGCAAGCAATCGACGTTGAAGAAGTCCGTGCTAACGTTCGAAAAGAGGACCGTATTATTGATTCTCTTGAGCCAGTCTTTAATCAACACCGCCTTATTGTTGATCGTGGTGTTATCGATTGGGACTACAAATCAAATCCTGACGGAGCTCCAGAAGAACGATTGCTCTACATGCTCTTCTATCAAATGAGTAGAATGTGTAGAGAGAAAGGTGCAGTTAAGCATGATGACAGATTAGACTGCTTAGCACAAGGTGTTAAATATTACACAGATGCACTCTCTATCTCTGCATATGAAGCTGTTAAAATGAGAAAGCAAGATGATTGGCAAGACATCCTAGACTCATGGATGGATGATCCTCAATCAGCTGCTAATCATTTGGTCTTAGGAATGGACCTAGAACAACGTAGACAAGCTAGAGGTAAAGACGGTAGATCCAAGACACCTACTTGGGTTTAACCGACTTCCACCGTATACAGGAGGAGGAAGGGTGGACCTCTTCCTGCGCTGAGGAAGATGTTCTCCTTCGGAGACCACTTCCTCTTCTTAATACTTATATTACTTATATCCCCAATTCCACCACCAAGATTCAACGAATCTTTGGATATACATAATATACATATTATACTTACTATGACCGCCCCAAAACAACTTAAACAAAGATACTACTATATCTTCTGGAGTATTGCTACATTAAGTGTAGTGATTGGACAGATATATGTAGCTACTGGATACAGATCCTTAGCCCAAGCATTGAGGATGTCGTTATGAAGATATTCTTAGATACTGCAGATGTAAACCAGATTTGTAGTAGGTTAGGTACTGGATTGATTGATGGTATTACAACTAACCCAACCCTTATAGCTCGTAGTCATCGGAAACCTGATGATGTGTATCAAGAGCTTATAGTAATGGGTATGAAAGATATTAGCATGGAGGTTGTAGGTAATGCACCTGAAATGATTAATGAAGGTTTAAGGTTAGCGGATTTGTTTGGTGATAATGCTACTATTAAAGTACCTTGTACACCTGATGGATTGATGGCTTGTAGAGAGCTAGCAAGGAACCATCATATACGTGTTAATGTAACCCTTATATTTAATTCAGCCCAAGCTGTAATGGCCTCTAAAGCTGGTGCGTATTACGTTTCACCATTTGTGGGTAGATTAGATGATAACTCTATCTCAGGGACCGGAGCAATCAAGTATATCGCTGATTTATACGCTAAACATGGCGTTGAAACGAAGATTATTGCTGCATCGATTAGAGATGTGCATAGTGTAACCGAATCATTCTATAATGGTGCTCATATATGTACCATTCCCCCTACTGTATTCGATCATATGTACGGACACGTGTTGACTGACGTTGGCATGGATAAATTTACAAAGGATTGGGAATTAGTTGAACAACTTAGAAAACAAATACATAAAACTGAGTAAGAAAGCAGAGAAGTGTATAACTCGTAAAAAAGCTATTAAGGTTTTAAAGAAATATGCAAAAACCCAAGCTGCTTCACAAGACGCCACAGGGAGCGACGATTCATGCGTATCCTTTGGAAGGAGGGAAACAGACGTTTGAACGCTACCTGGGGTGTTATGAGGGGTCTTGTACGTTCCATAATACATTCAATGAGGCTTTTATCCGGATAAAAAATGACATAATTTTCTGAAGCCTATTGCTTATTGAGAACGGTTCGCAATACCCCCATAGGGGTCTCGAAAACCCTTGCTACCGCTCGCCTTCGGCTCGCTTTCTTTGCACATAGTGTCGCTGTTTGCACGCGCTATCTGATACATAGTGCGCTGATTGAGCGAGTTGCGTAGCAACGAGCGGTGATAAGTTGTGCTTATGTATCAAATAGTCTCGCTATCTGTGGCGCTATGTTATCATATAGACACAATACAGTTACTATCATTATTACAAAGTATGAAGAGGGCTTGCCTTTTGCTTTCAGCTCTGCTATATTAACAATGTAAACAAATGAGGTCAACCTTATGTCAACAACTAAGCAACAAGTAGCAATGAATTTGTGTTACTTAATGCAAGATGATCCAACCTTTGCTAATGAAATTATTATTGAATATGTTGGATTAATTGACAACAATCGACTCAATGATTTGCTTGAGTTCACTAACAATGAAATGAGAGCAAATGTCTAGAGTTTACATCATTATTACAGAGTGTAACAAGTGCTTGCATTATCACTTCAACTCTGCTATAATTAAAATGTAAACAAAGGGGAGACAATCCTCATCCATTCGTTAACAACAATCATGACACAATCTCCTCGTCAAGTTATCATCCATTGTAAAGAATCTCTCAAGCAATGGTTATTCAACTCTGAACTACAGTTTGAATACAATTGCGGAGAATATGATGTGATAGTTGATGATGTTCCTTACAAACAATCTGGTACTTATTATCAAGATCCAGATGAACAGTTATGTGAACATTATGGCATTGATTACGATCAAGTTAATTGTATCGAACTAGTGCCAATTAACTCGATGTTATAGTCATTTAAGCAGGTGCAATTCCTGCCCGAGTTCTTGACTCTTTTATGAGTCAAATTGTCCACCTTATCTAACACAAACTATGTGGTATCTTGTTCAACAACAACCCGGTGAAACTATCGGGATTAGTTGTAACGAAGATTACAATAAGATGGCCCTATTGTTATCAGTTACTCAGCGTTACGATAGTAAGAACTTCTATGAGATATTAAGCTCAGAAGAAGTAGGCTTACTAGACAATAATCGCTAGCTTAACTAACACAAACTGTACACTCACTATTTATCACAATCGACATGCAATCACTCAACGTTAAATCTTCTGCCGTCAATCAATTAAATGTTGATGAACTCGAAGGAATTGCCCAGGTAGAGTTTAAGAATGGCGGAAAGTATACATACTTTGATGTTGCTAAGGATGCAATTCGTGACCTTCTTTATAACTCAACACCTGAAACTTCTATAGGTAATTGGGTTAACGAAGAGCTACTATCTACCCAAAGAACTTATAAGCTTGGGTTCACTGATTAGTCTCACTAATTAACATTCACAATCGAGCGGCAG